ACTACTGACGGTTTATTAATCACTGTAGGTGAAAATGGTGAAATTACTAAAATTGAGGACGAGTCTCCTGAAGTTGAAGCTTCTGAAAAGAAAGAAGAAGAAGTAGCAATGGAAGAAGTCGAAGAAGAAGTTGAAGTAAAAAAAGAATTCGATGCTGAAGAATTATTAGAAGGCGTTGCAAATCTTTTACAACCATACACTGAAGAGATTAAAGAACTGAAAGAAGAACTTTCTGTATTAACTTCAAGATTTAACGAAGTAGCTGACGAACCAGCTGCAACAAACAAGGTACGCAACACCTTCTCAGAAGAGGCAAAAACAAGAGCTAATACAGCCGAAGCAAGATTTGAAAGACTTGTTTCTTTACGTAACAGCAAGAAATAACCAAAAACAATTAAAAACAAAAACTAAATTATGGCATTTGATTTAACAGCACTTAGTGTGTACACAGATGAAACATCAATGGATTTAATTGCAAAGGCGGTATTGAATACTGACTTAATGTCTTATGTAGACTTAAGATCAGGTCTTTCTGCTGGAACAGTTGCAATCAACTTGATGGACGGTGACTTAAACGTCGCTGACTTAGCTTGTGGATGGAATCCTTCAGGCGATGTAAACTTTTCTCAGGTAGATATTACTATCAGAGACAAGCAAGTAAAAATGGACTTATGTCCAGAAGACCTTAGACAATACTGGTTAAGCCAGAGAATGTCTGCGGCAGCAAACCAAGAGAGTGTTCCTTTCGAAGAAGTAATCGCAGGTTACTACGTAGAGAGAATCTCTAAATACAACGAATCTTACTTAATCTCAGGAGATGGTACAGGTACTGGTATTAAAGATCAAGTAACTGCTGGTAACGGTGCTACTTTATCTGCAGCTCCAGCAGCATGGACACTATCTAATGCAGTTGAGCAAGCTTTAAACATCTTTGATGCAATCAACGAAGCATCTAAAGATAGAGACGATTTAATTATGATCGTATCTCCAGCTAACTTTAACATTCTAAGAAGAGCATTAGTTGCACAAAATTACTTCCACTATGATCAAGGTGACGGTCGTTCATTCGAATTACCAGGAGCTAACATCACTGTAGTTAAAACTTCAGGTTTAGTAGGTTCTGATTACGTAGCAGCAGGTCCTTCTTCAATGATTGTTGCAGGTACTGGGCTAGAAGATGACGCATCAACAGTACAGTTCTTTTTTGACAAAGGACAAGATGTTGTAAAATTCATCGCAAAATGGAGATTAGGTGTAGCCGTATCTCAAGTAGATCAGTTCGGAACTAACGGATTGGCATAACCAAAAAATATAAAAGAAAACTATGGCTTGTTCAAATTTAACAGCAGGATTTACTTTAGATTGTAACGACTCTAATGGTGGTATTGATAAAATCTTTATTGCTAACGGACCAGTTGAATCTATCACGCAATCCAGTGGAACGATAACAGCAATTACTGTTGGAGGTTCTGCATTGACGCCTAGTGACTTTTATGATTTTGATGTACCAAGACAGACTAGTTCATTCACTGAAACTATTAACGTATCTCAAGAGAATGGTACCGTATATTACGACCAAGCTCTTACTATGATATTCAACAAAATGGAAGCAGCAAAGAGAGATCAGATTTTACTGATGGCTCAAGCTACTGACATGGTGGTTGTATTCAAAGACAACAACGACAAGTATTTCTCTGTTGGTGTTGAAAGAGGTGCATTTATGACTGCAGGTTCATCTGTATCTGGAACCGCTTACGGCGACAGAAACGGATATGAATTGACAATTTCTGGAATGGAAGATCAACCTTCATTTGAAGTTACTAGCTCTATCGTAGAAGCTTAATCTACGCTTATATAAATAAGAAAGGGTCCCAATAGGGACCCTTTTTTTATATCAATTGTTTTGGTGGATGAGGTGAACGCTCAGATTTATTCATTGGGAATTTACGTTGACTCTGCCATAAGGCATCTTTAAGTACTGCATAAGTATATGTTTGACCGTTAATCCAAATCTTAGGTCTATAATGTGCTAGAGTTTGTGTAACAGGTACACCTTTAGTATGATCATACAGCTTACCTTTTACTAAATACTTTATATCTACTTGTATAAACCTGTCAAATCCTATTTTAACACATTGTTCTAATAGATAATTAATACGCTCAGCATCATTAGGGCCTATAATAGTTAGATCAATATCTTTTGCACCGGTTGTATTTAGTATACTACCATGCGCCCAGAGCTGAAAACCACTCCAATCTAGCTCTTTTATACGTTCTAGTATCTCAATTACTAGTGGATCTTGTAATCCACACAGCTGGTGTAGGTTCGCACACTCATAATCACCATATATTATATGTTTATTCATACTATATGTATCTTCCACAACTTTCACTCTTTTTATATTTCTAAGTAGAAACACACATATACTATATGACGACAACAATAAGTGGTACTACTGCAACATTTTACATTAATTCACCTAGTTTAGCGCTAAATCTTAGTGATACATTTGAGCTTAAGTCACAGTATTCACAAAAAGATACTGTAATAGTAGCTTCAGGTGACTGGTCAATTGTTACAGAGAACGAAAGATACGCAGAATTTATAGTAGATCTACCAGTAGGCTTTAAAGATAAGCACTATAATGGCTATTATACTTGGTCATTAGGTCCTTATTCTAATATTGTAAAGATTATTACTCAGCCTGGAGGTGACCTTGGGGAAAGCGAATATATAAGTAATAACGAAAACAGAGAAGCAGACGTCTTTTATCGTCCAAATTATTAAGAAATAATATGAGAAATACAAACCCAGAAGGATTATACAGTATTAAAGGTAGTAAGTTTGAAGCATTAGACCTACCAGTAATCCAAGAACAAAGAGGTAAAGACTATATTAAGTTCGGAATCGATAACTTATTTCCACAAGAACTTATTACTTTATATGATACCTCAGCAATGAACCACACTTGTATAGATGCCATTAAAGACGGTATCTTTGGTGAAGGTATAGTAGACTATGGTGGTGAATATATTAACACAGAAGGCGAAACTATCGATGATGTATTTGAAAAGATTTCATTAGATTATACACTATTCGGAGGTTACTCACTTAACTTAATATGGAATAAAGAAGGTACGAGAATCGCAGAGATTTATCACTTACCATTTGCAAACGTAAGATCAGGTAAACCAGATGAAGAAGATAAAGTACATAGTTACTACTACTGTTCTGACTGGTCACAAATAAGAAAGTATAAGCCAGTTGAATATAGAGCATTTAATCCAACAGATACAAAGAAAGACGCAGCAAGTCAGATCTATTATTGTAAAAACTACAATCCAGGTCAAGAAATCTACCCTTTACCGGCTTATATTGGTGGGGTTAATGATATTCAGCTTGATGCGAGGGTGTCACGCTTCCATAACGCAAACATCTCAAACGGACTTGCACCAAGTATGTTCGTACAATTCAGAAACGGAATACCTAGTCCTGAAGAAAGACGTGACATCTATAGAGAAATAGAAGATACATTCAGTGGAGAAGAGAATGCCGGTCGTTTCTTTTTGGCTTTCTCTGAGCCAGGTAAAGAACTAGAAGTGACACCAATCGAGAATGCTAATGATGATTACTACTTGACGCTCGAGCAAAGAATTACGTCACGAATCCTTACTGCACACCGCATCACTTCTCCACTTCTTTTAGGTATTAAAGATGGAGCAGGTTTCTCTAGTAACTCAGATGAAATCATTACATCTTACTCACACTTTATGAATACTGTAGTAAGACCAAAACAAACTAAAATTCTTAACACTTACGCTTATATTCTAAGTTTAGCTGGTTACAATGTTAAATTAGAAGTAGAACCAGTACCAATGATTATTGGAACTGATGAAGACGATCCGGCGTTACAAGAAGATATAACAAATATAGCAGACGTATAATATGGCAAACACAGCACTACTAGTATCAGAACAGAGACTTAAGCAATGGACTCAGTTAGATGATAACGTTCGTATGAATGAGATCACACCGTTTATTGTGCAGGCTCAAGATATTTACATGCAAGATACATTAGGTACTAAGTTTTATACAAGACTTAAGAATGGTGTTATTGCTAACGATCTTACAGCTGATGAGCAGCTATTACTTAATGACTACATAGGACCAACTCTAATGCAATATAGTTTGTATTTAATGTTACCTAGTATTAAGTATAAGATAGCTAACCAGGGTATACTTAACGGCACGTCTGAAGAGACTTCGCCTACTACTCTAGATGAATTAGAGTACCTAAGACAGAGTACCCTAAATACTGCAGAATTTTACAACAAAAGATTAATTAAGTTTTTTATGGACAACCCATCAATGTTTGCGGATTATACAAATCCTGGAACTGATGGTATGTCACCTAATAAGGATAACCCTTACTTTAGTGGCCTAGTTGTACCTAACAATAGATTAAGTTATTATGAAGAAAGATATGGCAACTGTACAGACTGTGGTCCTTCCACGACAATCGTCGGCGACTAAAAAGAACTTAAATAAGTTAAAAATATACTTATCTAAAAATGGGAAGAGTGGACAAAATACTAAATAGTTGGGTAAGTAAGAAACTATTTGTTTTCGTTACAGCAACGGCTCTAGCGATCTTTGGCGACTTAACGTCAGCAGATTGGGTCATTATTGCAACAGTATACATTGGTACGCAAGGTGCTATAGATGCTGTTAGTAAGCTAAAAGGAAACAATTAACTAATAAATTATATTTCTAAGTAGATGGATATAAATTCAGTAACAAGAGATTATGCACAGTGTATTAGTAACGGTGCAATCACAGAACCAACAGGTGGAACTTGGGTTTCAGCAGCCGCTATTTATTTAGGGCAGACTACTCCAGTAAACAACTCTTGGTTACAAGCATTATGTTATGCAGTTGGCGTAACACAACCAGTAAATAGTTCATGGGTTATAGCACTTGCTACACATTATGGTATAGGTGCACCTGAGAATGGCAGTTGGTGGTATGCAATAGCTGATGAGGCTTGTAATGGTGTACCAGCTAATCCATGTACTTGGGGTGGTAATCAAAACCAATACGGTGTAGAAACAAGACAATGGGGTTCTACTTCACCTTGTGGAGCACCACCAGTACAAGTATTATGGGAAGGCGCTAGTGATAACTGGGAATCAGAACCAGATAACTGGGAATCAATATAAAATTAAAAAAGAGATAATATGGCTCAATTAACAGGAAATCCAATTCAAAGTTCATACCTTGGATTAATTAAAACAAATGACAACGCAGCAATAACCGGTACACCAAAAGCTCTAAGCGACGGTAACGGTAATGCTATTAACATGGAACTTGGTACAGGTGTAGTTAAGTTTCCATCAGGTACTGTAGATTTTACAGGTTCAACTGTACAAGGTCTAC